ATACTACTGTATATAAACCAATTGCTACTAAATTATTTAAAAATCCTAAATAACTTAATACTGGAAATACTAAAGCTATTAGAAGTATAATTAATACGCGTGAAAGATGTAATACTTGGTATTCGGTCTTTCTTATTTCATTTAATTCTAGTTCACTCTTACGAATATTAGTGCTTATAGCATTTGTATAGTCCTTTAAACTGCTGCTTGACTCTGCTATTTCAATATTAATTGATTTTAACTCTACTTTTAATGTTTCTATTTCGGCATTAACTTCTTTTAATAATTCAGTATTAGAGTTATACATGCCTGTAATCATCTTATGAAGTAAATCACGAACAATAGCATTATCGTTTATTCTTTTTAATTTATTAAAATTTACTTCAGCCAATCCATTTTTATCGCGATTTTCTTCTAACTCAAGTATGAAATTAGTGTATAAATTTACTGGTAATGGTTCTTCGTCTTTTGGTAAAACAATATTAGAACTACCTAAACTAGATGTAGTAGGTGGAACTGAAACAATAGAATTATTCATTATATAATATGTAAATATTTAATTAATACACGAAACTTAATTTTACTTAAACATTAATAAACCTAATGAAACTAAGACTAATAATAGAATACTTACGAGTATGAAGCTATATTTTATACTTAATTCGCCTTTTTTTTCACGTTCACTTTCAAATGATTGTTTTGATACGAGTGCTCCTGAATTTTTATTTTTCATTTCTCGCATTTTTCTTCGTAAATTTGTGGCTTTTTCTTTATTACTAGCACGATACTTTTCTATTGTATTCTTTTCATATTCAATATTTGGAATAGCGGATATATTATCTTCATTTAAAGTTTTTAAAAGAGAAATTACCCTACCATTTAATTCTTCACTATCTTGATTTCCAGCTGAAATATTGTCTACTAATTTATTGTAATTGTCATTAAAACGATTAAGACGTAATTGTCTTTGTTTTAAGTAAATATCAAATGTTTTAGGTGGTGTACAACTATTCATTATAAATATAAGAAACAAAATAATTATATTAGCTGTCCTACCAATACTAGAGATACTACAAGGATAACAAATAATATAAAGCCTAACATTTTAGTAGTGCCCTTTAATTTATTATATTTATCGGTATATATCAATAAATTTTTATCAGCGAATTTATTAGCATCATTTAATAAATTGTTTTTAATATGATTATCATTTATAACTCCAGTTTTTTCAACTAATTCTTTATAATCTCCATTTTCACTATTGTAATATCTATCACGTATATTTTTAATAATATCTGTAGCAAGTGTTTCAAAATCACCTACTAATGAAATAGAATTATCAATAATATTATTAGCTCTCGCAGCTAAAGTTGGACTTCTTTCGATTGAAATTTTTCCTATGTTCTCATAAACTGATAACTTTTGTGCTAAATCATTTCTAGAACCCTGGAAAGTTTCTACATTTCCTTCATTTCCTTCATTTCCTTCATTTCCTTCAGCTTTAGAAGAGGTAGTTATCGATGCAGCTAAAGATGCTGCTTCCAGAGCGTCTTTGGCTTGCTGTGCGTTTTTAATTGCTTCATCTGCTGCTTGCTCTGCTTTTGCCGCTGCTTCTACAAGTGATTCTGGCACGTTGTCATCAACTATATTCTCTACATCATTTTCATTAATCAAATTTAGCAATTCTCCTAATTTATATTCAAAAGTATTATTGTTTACATGCTTTATAAAATCATCCCAATTATCAATACCTAACTTTTTACGAATCATCTCTTCATTTTTACCTAAATTTTTAAACTTGGATAATTCAGTTTGAAAATCATCAGTATTTTTATCTATTTTATCCTTTAATATATTAATCTCTCTTTGTAATTCTCTAATTATACGAGCATTCTTAACATCAACTTTACGACCAAGTGATTCAGGTATAGCTTTAGGTGGTGTTGCTCTAATTACAGTTTCATTTGCCATAGTAGTTATTGGTAGTTCGCTGCCTGATTCTCTAGTATTACTAGGATTAGCACTTTCAATTATATCAAAAATTACTTCGTTAAATTTAGAATTTATTAAATCACGACGAATTAATAAGTTTTTCTGCCTTTCACGATATTCTAAAGTGTATTTATTAATTTTTTCTAATCTAGTTTCACCAAACTTTTCCTTTTCTAACTTATCTGTTTTTTCATATCTTCTTCCGTCTATAGTATAACAATCTTCCATAGATATAAGTGGTTCTTCAGCTGTATCTGGGTCAGCTGTAGCCATTCTCTCACAACTTTCGCGTAATCTAGATAAATTTCTTAGAGCTGCCATCTTACTATTTACCGACAAAATAATTGCAGGGAAAATTGAGACATAAAAAAAAGACTACTATAGAATAAATTGAATATGAATACTAGACTCATTAATGGATACAATTCTCTTATTTCTCGCGCAGCTGAGAAAATGAATGACCAGACTCTAGACCAAAAAACTCGCACAGGATATAGATTTAAATCTGGACATTATAGGAAAGCACTAAAAAAGATAAAAGAACTTCATACTGATATAACAAATATTGATATTGCTCGAACACTCGGAGTTTTTACAGCTGGAGAATTAACCCATATTGAACGTTTCTTAGAAGACGATTCTCTAAACTCTGCTCCTAAATTAAATAGTCGTAATGTAGAGCTTGAACGACTTCAAACTATCACAGGAATAGGACCAAAGCGTGCCGCCGACCTATTGGATAAACACGACTTGACTCTTGATAAACTCTTAAATGGTGGGGGCGATGAATACATCACCCATCATCAGCGTATGGGAGTGAAATACTATCATGACCTAAATGAAAGGATTCCTAGGAATGAAATTACTCTTATGAAAAAAAAAATGGAAAGTTATCTTACTGATGGATATAAATTGATGATTTGCGGTTCTTATCGTCGTGAAGTTGAAACTAGTGGAGATATGGATGTTCTTGTTTATCATCCCCAGGTTGAAGACATTCTACACGACGATTACTTCCAAATATTTATTGAAATTCTTGAAGGTGCTGGCTTCCTAGTTGACTCATTAACCCCAAATGTGAACAAAACCAAATATATGGGTATGTGCCAGCTATCTTCTAAACATAAGGTTAGGCGTATTGATATTCGTTTTATTCCCTATAGTAGTCTAGCAAGCGCTATGCTTTATTTCACAGGAAGTGGCGAATTCAACAAAAATATGCGAACATTCGCAATTAAAAAGGGGTATAAGTTGAACGAATATGGAATTTACGACGTAGATAAATCTAAAAAAACTCCTACTGAAACTAGGCTTGACACTTCTAGTGAAAAGGATATCTTCGCAATTCTAAATATGGAATATATAGAACCCAGGGACCGTTTGCATAGTGTTAAATTTAAATAAGCACTTAAAAAAGTCAATAACCTATTTTTTTATATGGAACTGTTGAGAAAATTTGATAGACTTTATAATCTTCACGGTTCAGGCGACTATATTGGAGAAAAAATATCACAACGAGAACATGTAGTTCAAGCTGCCCTACTAGCAGAAAAGTATTTCACAGAAAACGCCTGTTGCGACAAACTTAAAAATGAAGTAGTATTAGGTGCTCTATATCACGACGTTGGAAATATGTTAGAATTTGAATATCCTGGAAAATATGAACTTACTGAGAATTTAGGTATTCTTAATCACGAGAAACACGGAGCCAACTTTTTGAGAGAAAATGGTGCAAATGAAATTATTTGTGAGTTGGTATTGGGACATGTTTTTACAAAAAGATATCTTATTTCAAAAAATAGGGATTATTTTAACAAATTGTCGGATGCGTCAAAACAAACATTTGAATATCAGGGTGGGTTGCTATCACCAGAAGAAATGGTAATGTATGAAGAAAACCCTCTTTTTCAATTTCATTTAAAAATAAGGGAATGGGACGATAAGGCAAAAAGCACAGACCCCAAATTATTAGAGAAAATAGGTGAAATGGATATTCCTAGTTATTTTGCAAAATATACACTTCAATAATTATTACTAAAGACTAAGTAATTTATAAATAATAGAATATAATAGAATATAATAGAATATAATACTAGAATGAATAAGGATATACTTGAAAAGTCAATTAACCGAGCCTTAAATGGCGGTTCTGCTGGATTTATTGCTATGACCGGTAATGTAATAAGCATGATGTGGTTAAGAACTATCATCAATCATCAATATCGCAACGGTGGAACTTTCACAAGCACAGCAAAAACATTATACCGTGAAGGTGGAATCTTACGCTTTTATAGAGGACTTCCATTTGCCCTAATTAATGCACCACTCTCCCGTTTTGGAGATACTGCTATGAATACTTTAGTAAATACCGCACTTGAAAACTCAAAGTATAGTGTCGCCGAAAAAACATTTTTAGGTTCTTGTGGTGCTGGATTATGGCGGATTTGTATAATGCCAGTAGATACTTTCAAAAGTAGTCTCCAAGTAAATGGCAATAAGGGGATTCCTATTCTTAGAGAACGTATATCTAAAGGAGGTGTTCTTACTTTGTATAATGGAGCAGGAGCTAGTGCGGTATCCACAATCGCGGGTCATTTTCCCTGGTTTTTCACGTATAATTATCTTAATACTATATTTCCCAGAGAAGAATATACGGAAGCACATCATCGCGTAATGCGAAGCGCAGCCATAGGTTTTTGTAGTAGTAGTGTAAGCGACATAGTATCTAACACATTTAGAGTAATTAAAGTTAATCGTCAAGTTCAAACTGGGAATGAAGGATATGCTAGCCTTATAAAAGGCATTATAAGAAAGGAAAGTGTAATAGGACTAATGACTCGAGGTTTGAAAGTAAAGATAATTACAAATGGTATTCAGGGTATGGTATTCACCGTTTTATTTGACCTTTTACGGAATTAATAGGAATTAATAGGAATTAATTTATGATAGTATTTTAATGCTCGACAGGTTCTTAAATAGTATAGACTTCAACTATACGGAAGAAAGCGTCAAGCAAATAGTTTGTTATTCTACTCTTTGGGGATTTCTAGTATTTAGTGTATCCTTAACGTTTTATAGTCTATGTAGAGATTACAAAATAAAAATTATTATTGTAAGTAGAGAGCCTCAAAATTGAATATTTTTTTTTAAATTAAAGAACAATATAATATATTAACTACCAAAGAACTAGAGGAAAATAATGATTACAATCCCAACAGAACACATGCGCCAAATGGATATTAGTTTTTGTGGAAAAGTAGCTACAAATATCGTGACCTCCGACGCAAAACAAGCTATTATTAATAAATTTAATGGACTTATTGAATCAAGTAGATACTTTAATCGCCAGCAGAACCGCTATAAATATGCAAACTTGGTTAATCCAAAGAGCATTACTTTTCTTAGCAAACAACCACATCTCATTACACTTAAAACAGGTGGTAGCAATTACTTCCTGTATCTAACTAAAATTAATGGTGTCAATAACGCCCTATTTATCGACTGTAAAACAAAACAAGGATATACACTACCTCGTATTATTACTGCTGACTTCAAATTTCACGATGACCTTTTTAGTGGAACTGTTTTTGATGGAGAAATTGTAAGGGACCGAGAAGACAACTGGATGTTTCTAATTTCAAACATCGTAGCCTTGAAGGGTCGTGTTGTTAATTCAAATATGGTAGCCAGAATGAACCTTATTTACAAGGTGCTCGCTGAAAGTTATAGTCCTGACCCTGTAATTGATATTTGCCCTATCCGTGTGAAACGCGTGTATAGATACTCTGACTATGACCGTCTCATTCTAATGTATATTCCTAAATATGAATATGAAATTAAAGGTATGTTCTTTAATAGTTTGACGAACAAGCATAGCAATCACCTATTTATGATGTCAGCACCTAGTAAAAAAGAAGGTTATACTGACCGTAAGAAAACTAGGAGCACCGGTGCTACAAGAGAAGTAGGTTCTAGTGATAATACCAAAGAAAATGATAATAACGGTGCTGAAGGAGGAGAAAAACCAGTTGATAACTCTGGTGGAGTAATCAGTAGTGATACACTTGTATTTCAGGTTAAAACAACGGATAAACCTGAAATCTATGAACTACACGGGGTTAATGATGGCGGAGTAATTGAAATGGTTAGTGTAGCACTTATTAAGAAAATGGCGGTTTCTAAGAAACTCAAGGCTTATTTTGAAGATACAGATAAGGCTGGAAATTGTTTTTCCGATTGTAAATTCAATACACGATTTAAGAAGTGGGAGGTAATTGGAATTAATGAAAGTGCCAAAATAGCTGCTTCTCTTCAGGAAATTAAAAATATGGAAGAAGAATAAAAATTTTGTTAGAATAGTATATAGTTATGTTATTTAGAGTTATTACATTAAGTATAGTATTCGCTGCTATTATTCTCAGTAGATTTATAGTTGATAGAGGATTACAGGCACTTTATTGGTTAGTTGTTTTTTTATTAACTATTACAGTTGGTAATATTTACATGACCTTTAATTACTACATAAAACTCCGCAACTCACCAGGAGTTAGAGGAGAACGTGGAGACCCTGGACCAAAGGGACAGAAAGGTTCCAACGGTGTATGCACAATTGATACTAGCTGTGGAAGTATTCAAAATTGCCACGATTTCACAGAAGAAATATTTATGGAACAACTACCAGAATATCGCCGTGTAGTTGACAAACGCAATCGCGATATAAAATTAAATGCCGAAGACCTAAAGATTTTATCACAGGTTAATGAATATTTTGAAATGATTAAATCCGCCTGTGAAAGTGGTAGATATTCACAACAGGAACTTCGCGCAAAAGTAAAAAAATCTTTGGAATGAAATTTTAATGAAATAATATTAAAAATAATATTAAATTAATATGAATTATTATTGTATAAATGACTATTGGAAAAGTATTAATTACAAATCCATTCACCTGGGGTAAAAAGTTTTACAAGGGTGATACACTAAAAACTGATGAAGAAATACGAGACTATTACGTATGGGGCGCAAACACCTACAATTATAATTATAGAAAAGGGAAAGTATTAGGATATGTCGATAGGATTACTGGAGAAAAGAAAAATGGAAGCGGTATGGCTAGTCCTAAAGGCCCAACTAAGGGATGCGCCCATCCACATTATATAGGAATTGTAAGTATTTTTA